GTCAAGCTGGTGCTTGATGCTGCCAATGCGTCAATGATCATCTGATCTGATCTACGGCCAATAGCTTTAGCAACAACTTGCACCAATTCTTGGCGCTCGTCAAAGTTAACTTTAGCTTGGTTGAAAATGTCTGAGTACTCAGCAGCAATGTAGTCTGTCAAAGTGACAGTTGCTTGTGAATAGGTGACGTTGAGTGGTGTTACGTCAGTCTGTGGTACACGAACTTGTGCAACGCCAGAGCCGATCTTTGGGAACTTGTGTGTGCTTGCAGTGACGCCAGTACGCAAACGGACAGTGTTACGCAAGACAGCATCAGCTTGATACGCTTGTTTTACTTCCGTGTCGAACAGGGTTACAAAAGCGTTAGAAATGCTAACTGCCATTGTTTTCTCCTAGAAAACGGTTGAAAGAAAAGTTTCTCGCCAACGGTTATCCAGAAAATCTGGGCCTGACTTGTGTTTTTAAGCTACACCAAGCTCTTGGTGCGGGCCTTGCGGTTGTCCACGTAGCCGATTCTATTACAAATTACAAAAGAGTCAATTGAATGTTGTAAAAAAAAGCCAGGTTTTTTAGGCCTGGCTATAAAGTAGGCAACTGCTCGCCGTTAACCGTACATCTTTTCAAAGAGTTTTTCTACCTTTAAACGGTAGCTTGGGTTAGTTTTGTACTCTGGATTGGCCACCATGGCATCTAGCTCTTCTTTGGACATAGAGCCAACAGGATCGCTTTTAAGCGTCTCTGTTGGTACTCTGCCCTCATAGGTTTCCCGCAGCTTTTGGAGCGCTTTAATGCCCTTTGCAGTGTCTCCCCAGCGGGTGAACTCTTGGAATTCATCTTGACCCCAGATGCCTTTGTTAACCATACCTCGGCCCCATTGAGCCATATCGGTCACGATTGCTTTGGCATTTGGTCCAAGCGCCTCCAGCTCGGCCTGCATACTTTGCTTTGTTTCAGCAATGTTGTTTGCACCAATGCCAGTAACCTCACGTGCAAGGTCTTCAAAGGCTTGCTGACTAATGCCGTACTTCTGCGCCCAGCCAACATAGCTTTTGACCACTGGGTCATCGCCTTTGAGGCCTAGACCGTCAATGTTGTACTCGCCATTCTCTGGAGCTTTATGGCCACCAGCTCGGAACTTCTTCTCAAGCTCCACATAAGACTTGCTGATTCCCTCTAGGTCTGGGATTTGATCGTCTTTGTTCCAGAATTTCTCTGGCCAGAAGTCAGGGCGCTCCAGCGGAGTGTCATCTTGCGTTGGGTCACCTTGTACGTGACTGATGCTTTGCTCTTGGCCCTCGGTTGTCGGCTGGTCTGTGCTTTCCTCTGCACTAGCCAGCAGGCCTGGGTTGTCATTTGCTTCGCTCATCTTTGTTTTGCCTTTCGGATTCGATTTTCAATATCCCTGACAACGCTGTTTTGCCCCTCTCGGAACATTCCCAACGAACTGTCAGAGCCTGGTTGCCAGCACGGTTGTTCAAGATAGAACTCTCGCAGCCACGCCAACACTTTTTGACCTTCAGCACTGGCAAAGGTTTTTGCCATCTGTAGGTTCAGATCCACTCTATCTTGATCAGGCTCAAACGCTGTTGGTTCGGCCTCTAGGTCATCCCAGCCACTCACTTTGGTGGCTCCATGATTTCGTCTGGACCAGCAAATGGAGACTTCTCCTGGTCAACTCGCACCTTTGCGTGATCCATAGCTTTTTGTAATATGGACGGTGGCATATTGTCAAAAAATTTGGGTGATTTAACTGGCGTCTTTAACAAGTAATCCAGCTCTTCTTTAGACAAAGATGGCACTATCAATGGGATTTCCATTTCTTTGCCATTTATGCCTACGCCTACTGATATCTCAGTGGATACACCACCACCAGGACGCTTTAATTCACCAAAAAAACCCATACCTTTTTGGGTTTTGTCTTGTCTTTGTCCATAACCGTAGTCCATTACATACCTCCCGCTGGTGCTGGCGCAGCTGGCGCTGGTAATGCTTGTTGCTGTTGCTGAGCCATGGCTGCAGCCTGTGCCATCTGTTGCATCATTCCTTTGCGCTCTTCACCAGTGGTACGTACCTGGATAGGCACACCCAGCTTGTCGGCTATGTAGTCAATGGCAGTGCCAGCCTTGATGGCCATCTGGCCTTCTGGTCCCATGCCAGCAGTGATCTGCATGAACTGCAAGATGTTGTTGATCTCGTCCATGTTTTGAGCCATGGCCAGTGGAGAGACAGGGCTAACCTTGACTTCCAGACCGTTAACTTTCAATGGCAAGTCAATCATGCCATTGGCGTCCATTACTTCTAGGATCTTGGTAACCAGGGGAATCATGGTTTCATTGATCAGTCGGCCAAAGGCAGAGCCAAGGTTTTGCGCTAGCTCTTTCATGCGTTCAACCACCTCAGTAGCCGATCTAGCACTCATGTTGTCAGGTGGCAAAGACTCATCTAGCAAAGTGCGCTTGATGGATTGCACTAGGTCATTGATCACCAGCTGCGACACATTGAAGTCACCAGCACGTGGCAAAGGTTTAAGCGCCTCGCCTTGTGGTCCACCGTTACGTGCAACAGGAATGATTGCTCCAGGAGTAATCTTCACATTGGCTGGGTTTAGCACACCATCATCAGCTGCCGTGTAGACACCAGTGATGGCCAGGCTTGCATTCTTGAGCAATAACTCTTTGACCTTGTTAAGAGTCTTGATGTCGGGCAGGGCGCTTAGAACTGGACCACGGCCATAGATCTCGCCAGCCACCTTCATGTAGCGTGAGACAACCCATGGGCTAGATTTGAGCTTGCGAAACACTAGCTCAGACTTAGATTTTTCATGGATCACGTAGTAACTAAAGTCACCACGATCTAGATTTAGTACCGTAGCCTCAATCAGATCAATCTCTTCAGTTGGCTTATCAGCAATCAAGCGCTGCAGATCTGGGGGAATGACCGCATCTTTCCACTGCATCTGGATGGATTCGCCCTTGATCCGCATCTTGCGATAGACGTTGTCCACCTGGCCATTAGCGCCTTCTTCAAAGCTAACCAGGTATTGTGGAACAGGGATAAAGTTGATGGGATTAACTGAGTCACCAGGCTGCACCAGCATGACTGCAGTACCTACAGACAAGTCTAATAAGAACTCACCCATAGCGATATCAAAGTTGGATTGCTTTAGTAGCGCAAACATCTTGTCAGCGTACATATCTAGCGCATATTGCGCTTGGCTCCTGCGATCCATTGGAATATCAGTACCAGGCTCTAAGCGACACCACTTGCGCTGTGGCGGGAAGATGCCAGATTGCAAACGGTTAGCAAAGCGCTGGGTAGAGTTGATGGCCGTAGAGTCAAAGACCCTGGTCATCTTACGTTTACCGCCTACCTTACCCTCATACTCTCCACCGTAGAGATTACGCTGGGGCAGGGCGAACTCCATAGCGTCTTCATAGAGGCTACGAAAGTCATCCTTTTTGTTTTGCGCTATTTTGTGACGCTTTAGGATTTGCTCTACGCTCATTTTTGCCATATCAATCCTCTATATCTTCAAATGGGTTCTTACCTTTTGCATCTGTGATGGGTCCACCTAGCTCCCAAGTATCACAAGTGCGTGAACTAGTGCATGGAATATCCCACTCATCACAGTAACCACCAGATTCATTGGTATCTACCCAAGCTGGATCTACATCAGGTGGTGTGATCTGCTCGTACTTTTTCATGCAGTCATCAATGAATTTAGTTTTCCAGTAGTGACCACAGTTACCACATACCATTTCTCTGGCTGCAGCCTCGCTTACATTCCATTTAGCAGACTTACAGATCCAGAATATGACTTCTGGCATCTTTGGATTTGGTGGCCCAAGATCTGCCTCAACAATGCAAATGTGGTGGTTCTTAATGCTTAACTGTTTGTCTTTTAAAACAGCTGGGCATTCACCTTTTGTAAAGTCTTCCATTATTCGTACCACTCTAAAGTTAAAATTGCTATCTCTGCTTTGCTTGACACATTGGTCAACCTAAAGTGAAAGTTAGTCAATGAGCTAAATACATATTCCAGGCCAGAGCCTGTTCCACCGCCTGCCTTTGGACCGCTGCCACCAGGACC